ATATTCATCTGACTTTGAAAGCTCCTACTGGCGGTACTCCTGCTGGTCAGGCGCATGTTCATGTCATGATTGAATGGTACTAGGAGGAAATTATGAAAGATAGTGCAAGTGGCAAAATGCCCGACAATGGTTTGACTGAGAAGAAGTCTTTTGCAGGAGAATCCCTAGCTTCAATGGGGATGGACAGCAAAGGCCCAGATCAGAAACCTATGGGTATCGCAAAAGGCAGTGTTAGTGCTCCCTCAAAAGGGAAGTTCGAGCAAGCCTAATTGATGCGGGGGAGGGGCAACTCTCCCCCAATTCATTTTAATTCTAAGGCCGTAGGGAACAGCTTTTTCGTGCTCCCTGGGACCTATATAGATGTAACCTAAGCCAACCTACAGGGTAAGGTAATCATATGAAAATTAATGTAATAACTGCGTATATTGGCGACCAAGAAGAAACGCCTAAAGAAAGCTATGGTTCTACCGAGCCCAAGCAAAAAGGATTCACGAGTGGCGATCAGCTATTTGACGAGCGTTGCAAAGAGTATGCTGCAGAGCAGCCACGATCTAACAATGAAGCCAGAGTAAATGGCAAAATGGTACGGTCTGGAATGACTGTGTCAGGATGGGGCTTCTAAAAGAGGACAACTTGAAAATAATAAAAGTTCCTGAAAAGGAAATTTCTGACTTTACTCCCGAAGACTTTGGTGGAATAAGAAAAGAAAAAACAGTTTGTGTAATTAGATACGGAGCTTTTGGAGACATACTGCAGACAAGTTCAGTTCTGCCATTACTACAAAAGCAGGGATACAGAGTTTGCGTTAATACTAATGAAACAGGAAAAGATATATTAAGATCTAATCCTTACGTTGATGAGCTTTTAGTACAAAGAACTAATCAAATATACCCAGATAAACTAGATGATTACTGGGCGCATTTTGATGGGCTATTTGACAAGGTGATTCAATTTTCAGAATCTGTAGAGGGAACCCTATTAGTTGTTGGAGACAGGACGGTTCAGTTAGAGCAAGGTCCAGTTCTTATTCCAGGAGATGAAAGGTTTAAATGGAATAAGGAAGATATTCATGCAGAATGTAATGTTAATTACATGGAGAGAATGCATGACATTGCTGGTGTAGAGCATGAGTTTGACACATCATTCTACCCAACAAAAAAAGAAGAATCCAGAATGAGGGATTGGAAGAAGAAGAAAGTAAAAACTAAACATCTTGTTATGAATGTTTTATCTGGATCTTCTGTTCATAAAGTCTGGCCTGGAAATGATGCTTTAATGGCTAGGTTTCTTGATATGCGAAAAGATGTTACATTTATCACAGTGGGTGATTATGCATGTAAACTTCTTGAGCAAGGATGGGAAAAAGAAAGCAGGGTAATAACTACATCGGGTGAGTGGCCTATAAGAGATGTTCTAGCTTTAGCAAAACTATGCAATGTAATTGTAGGGCCAGAGACAGGAGTATTAAACTCTGTTTCTAACTACAGCAGAGTGCATAAAAGTTTGTTCTTGTCTCACTCATCAAAAGAAAATTTAAGCAAGCACTGGAATAACACCACAACCTTTGAGCCATTTGAAGCAGAGTGTTATCCTTGTCATAAGATGCATCACGGATTTGACACTTGTGTTAGGGATAAAGAAACAGGTGGTGCATTATGTGCATCTAAAATACCAGTAGGTAAAGTTTACATGGATATAGCGAAGAACTTAAAATGAGTACATACTTACAATTATGCCAAGATATGTCCAGAGATATAGGTATTCCTGGAACTGGTCCATCAAGTGTAACAGCTTCTGATCTTTCAGAAGAAGAGCTTGCTGTTGTTCGCTACATTAAAAACGCAGATCTAGATATACAGCGTAGATGGTTCAACTGGAATTATCTATGGAGCGAAGCAAATATAACCCCTTCGATTGGAGTGTCTACTCTAAACTCACCAGCAGATTTAGGCAATTGGAAATTAGATTCTATTGTCTTTAGTAAAGCTACAGATGACTATCAACAGTTAGACTTTATGGATTGGGAGCAATATAGACTTGAATACAAGCTTGGCGTAATAGACTCAGGAACTCCAGAAGTTTTCTCTATTAAGCCTGATAACGTTATAGATGTTTGGCCTACCCCAGATTCTACTACAACTATATCTACAGAATACTACAGAGTTCCTACAGAATTAGCAGCAGATTCAGATATATCTTCTATTCCCCCACGATTTCACAATATGATTATTGCTAGAGCAAAAATATATTATGGTGAGAATGAAGATGCTCCTGAAATACTTAGCGGGGCATTAGCTTCTTTTGAAGATTTGCTTGACAAGTTAGAAGCTGACCAACTTCCAGGCCAAAAGAATAGAAGGTTTTCTAAAGTTCAAGACTTATTTAATTATACAGTTAGGCCAGAATGACAAAATTAAGAAATAGGCGTTTAGCTCCTTCGGGACTTCAGTCAAAGTATTTTCCATTTACTGGTGGAATAAACCTTGTTGATCCTGCTTTATCTATAAGTCCTGGCGAGTGTGTATCTGCTGATAACTTTGAGGTTGATATCAGAGGTCGATACCAAAGGTTAGATGGATATGAGAGAGCAGATGGTCAAACTCTTCCATCAAATATTGTTTATTACAGAATGCCATTTACTATTGGCAAATCTTTGTTTGAACAGTTTGGATCTGATTATAACATTGGGTTTTTATTAAACATACCATCGCCTGGTGATTTAATAAAAGGTCAAACTACTGGGGCTGTTGGAGTAATACTTCAGGTAGAGATAGAAGGTATTGAGAGCGGTTCTAACGGTGGATCATTTTCAAATGATAATGCACAAGGTTATATTTACTATTCAGTTGTAAGTGGTCAATTTCAAATAGGCGAAACAATTAATATTTTTAACGCAGATAGCGCATACGGTAGCGCATTTAATATGGAGTATAGATAATGGCAGATACTAGACGTACTAGAGCATACTTACTTGGAACTAGTTTTCCAGATAATACTGTTGGCTCTATTTCAGCGCAAGACATGAGAGACTATATTGTCTCTGCAATGGGTTCATATGCAAATATAAACAACAATGCGGGAGACGGAACTCCTGCGGCACAGGCAGTGGCGAATGGAACTACAATCACTCTTGATTGGGCAGGAGGAGGTTCAGGCGCTAACGGCTCTGATGACACCGATGGCGCTACCTATGGAGCAGATGCTGACTACGCTAATGATCGTATTCGAATCTACACAAAAGGATTGTTCATGGCACAAATGAACATCTCTTACAAGCAAGGAACTGCGGGTAACGTACTGTGGACTTGGTTGCTTGCTACTCAGGCTGATGGTGGCGCGGTTGTAGAAAGTAACTTTAAAGTACAAAGACTTCTTGGCTCTTCTTCTGAGGCCGCGGCCATTGCTGCTGGAGGCATTATAGATACTACTGGGCATACTACACACTCTGATCTTCTTGTTCGATTGCGCCATGACCAAGGATCATCACAAAACATGCTATTTCAATACGGGCAACTTAATGTAGTTAGGGTTGGCTAATGGGTATCTACGCTTCTGCATATGTTTATGGCGATCCAGTATTAAGAGATGCTAGTGCTGATGCAAGCCTTTTGCCAGAGCTGCAAGAGCGTATTGAAAACCAAAGAGACCTTATAACTATTGTTCCTGGAGAAGGATCTGTTCTTGGCGTTTGGGTATACAACGGAGACATATATGCTTTTAGAAATAAGGTGGGCGGGGCAACCGCTGGAATGTATAAGTCATCTTCTTCTGGATGGACAGAGGTTAGCCTTGGTGAAGCATTAGATTTTGATGGCACCACTACAAATGGTGAGCCTACTCCTGGAGACACGGGCACTCCAACAACTTTAGTTGGCGCAACTAGCGGAGCAAGCGGAGACCTTCAGGGCATTAGTTATCATGGGTTGTGGGAAACAGGCGCTGCAGGAACAATGGTTTTTACTAATATATCTGGAGGATTTGTTGATAATGAAGATCTTCAGATGCCTCTTCTTGCTTTTGACGCAGGAACAATAGAGATAAGTGCTGGAGATACTATTACTGGTGGAACATCTGGAAAGACTGCTGAAGTAACAAGCGTTACAATTACATCTGGAACTTTTAGCGCAGGCACAGCTGTTGGATATTTTTCAGTAAAAAACAATAGTGGGACATGGACTGATGGAGAAGATATTACAGTTTCTGGGGTTAAAAGAGCAGAAGTTAATGGAGCATCTCAACCAACTTCTGTTACTGTAGCAAAAGCTAACGGTACTGTATACGAGCAAACAATTAATCCTGATGGTAAGTACGAGTTTATAAATTATAATTTTAGAGGTACCACGTCTGGCATTACTATGTATGGTGTCAATACTGTTGATAAGGGATTCTCTTGGGACGGTACTACGTTTACAAAGATAAACACAGGCACATCTGTAGATAAACCACAGCATGTTATAGCTCACACAAAACATTTATTTTATT